TGTACAGCAATAATCATGTTTATCTCCTTTTAGGAATATCATACACAAATGGTACAAAAATGTCAACAGTTATTGAGAAATATTATCTAATATGTCTAAAAGTTCATCGAACTTTTTTCTGGACATGTTAAATGCATCTATTGGTTTAGCAGAATCTCTATCAATGTTACCATCAACAACATCACTTTCATAAAATGTGTTGTCATGGACCCAATATGCTTTGTCACCAACAATGGCTACTGTCACGGTATTATTCTTTCTAAGTTTGGTGGACTGAGTTTCAGTTATTCTCGGAGTCTTGCTGAACTTGTTCTTTGAGTTGTCTAATGATGTTTTCAGCCCCGATTTTATAGACAAGAAAATCATGCTCAAGTTTATGACATTTGTTACGATAATACTCAACCATGCTCTGTAAAGTCTGTTCATTCTCATTCATTATCTCTCCCTCTTTAGAATAGAGAATACACTAGTTATTCTTGGTTGTCAATATTTTTCAGCAAAGAGAATGGGGAATTTGTCCACATACTTTTCTTTGCTTCTCTTTCTACAATTGCCCTTGACCAACTAAATCCACCGTTGCCACCCCATGCGTCCCACATGACACGGCCTTTAGATGGGAAACCTTCTTCACCAGAATTAAATCCAGTAGCCTTTTTATCTACCTCATGACGAGAAAAATAAGAATACATTCTTTTAACTGTGCTAAGGGAAAGGTTTTCTCTACGAGCTAATTGACCAGCTCTAGTCCAACCCACAGAAGTTCCAGCACCCTTGGCCTTGCCTTCTTCTTTCCATTTAATAGCACGCCTAGCGGCAGCCTGCATACCTGTTGTAGGTTTGTAGGTAGCCATTAGTTGTCCCTAAAAAGTGGGAATGAAACTCTGGCATTGCCTGTGCTATTTGCTCGCGTAGAAGAGCGTGGCATGTTTGTGAAGATTGCTGAAAGGTCTGCGGGTACTTCTGCTTGTGCAGCAGAATCAGAGTCGATAGACTTTTGCTTATCCTTGTAGCCCTTTTCTTTCATCTCTTCTTCTTCATCTTCATGCATTGACTTTTTTTCATCATCTTCATGCATGGCCTTCTCTTCATCTTCGTGCATAGCCTTTTCCTTATCCTTGTAACCCTTTTCAAGGGACTTTAGGATCTCCTTGGCTTGCTCTAGATCTTCGTTCATTGATTTTCCTATCCTTTCCATCATGTCATCTACAAACTCTTGTTGTTCATTTCTGTTCATTGTTGGCATGGCATTTTGTGGATTAACTAAACCGTCTGGAATTGCTGCAAGTCTGCACTTTGCGTTTTCTTGTACCTTGTAAGACAAGATCATACAGCCTAGTCCACCATCTTCTGCTTCGTAATGCATAGAACAATTGCCACACTTAACACCAATAGCTGCATCTTCGTTCTCATTGGGAGTTTCATAACCAACCCATATGCCTGATGTACCTTGATCAAAGGGTCCATATTCTCCAGCAATTCTTACTAAAGCGTCATGATATGCCTTCTCTTCTGGAGTGAGCATATTATAGAGTTGTTCTTCATCATGCATTGACTTGGTTGTATCAATAAATCTTCTTTTCTTTTTCTTTTCATCTTCATATCCAGAGCCAATGGACTGTGGATAAAGATTAGGGGTAGTCTCATTAGTAACTACGTCTTTTTCTGCCGCCTCTGGCTCTGAGGCGTACAGGGCAGCCATTTGTCGTTCTGCTGCGGCTCTAGTGGTATGACAGCCTTCTAGTTCGCTTGTTCCTTCTTTAAAGACACCATACCCAGAACATTGCGAAGTTCCCTGTCGTATTTCCCAAGGCATAAGTTAATTATATCATCTATTATTGCCGTCGAAATGTTCTAAAAATGCAGCCAATATCATGTACATTTGTCTACGCAAAGATTCGTTTTCTATCATTTCTACTTTATCGGGATTGGTACTATTTTTATTAAGAGCAACCAGGGGATCTCCGTTGTCATCAAACCTAACATCTAACATATCCATTTGCCATAATTCAAATATTGCCGAATTAGTTTCTTTTTCCTGAATTTCTGGCAGTTCTGGAAATATTTCTTTTGCTCTTTCTGTAACCATATACATTTCTTGACCATCACCATCTGTGTATCCTAATGGTTTAAGAACGCCCATATCAATCAAAAACCGTATTAGGTCATCTTCTTCTGACATATATCTATTTTAACCCATCTTTGCGTGTGGAATTGATTCGTTTAGACTTGCAGCAGACACAGTTACATACTCTGCAAACTCTTCTAAATAAGATAGCTTTTCTACTCCTGTGTAGGAGCACCCGCTACCCAAGCCTCCACGAATCTGTTCAAGGATATGATTAACTGATCCCTTATAAGTTACTGTAGTTGCTATACCTTCTGCTACTGAGACAGTTCCTGTTGCTTCTTTTTGTGCCGCTGCACTAGCCATGCCACGGAAAGCTTTTACCTCACGACCATTATGATCAGTCAATATTTCCCCTGGGGCTTCATCTGTTCCAGCAAGCATAGAGCCAAGCATAACGGCATCAGCACCACCAGCAAAAGCCTTAACAATGTCTCCGCTATTTCTTATGCCACCATCAGCAATGATAGAACACTCTTGAAATGTTTCTGCACAATCCATAATTGAATGTAGTGTAGGCACTCCATGACCACTTACAATTCTCGTTGTGCAAGCACTACCGCCTCCTATTCCAACACGAACAGAGTCAGCACCAGCCTCTGCTAGTCTCAAAAATCCATCTCTAGTTGCAACATTGCCTGCCATAACATGTGCATCACTAAAGGCATTTCTTAATTGAGCAACCGCTTTGCAGGCGTATTTACCATGACCATTGGCGGTATCAACCAAAAATAATCTGACACCTATGTTATATAGTCTATCTGCCTGTGCAAGATAGCCGTTATTTGATGCAATAGCAACACCAAACTTTATTTCTTGTTCTAGTAGTTCTTGGCTCTTGATAATTTGATCTTGATAAGACATGTAGCGGTGAAGAATTCCAAGTCCACCAGCCTGTGACATTGCCACACACATATCTGTATCACATACTGTATCCATAGGTGAAGCAATAATGGGTAAAGATAAATCTATCTTTCTTTTGTTGCAGCCTATTGACATTGACAAATCTACTTCATGTCGTGACTTTACCTCGCTAGCTTGAGGAACCAATAAAATATCATCAAAGCACAAGGCTCTTCCATGCCTATACATATTTCTCCTATATCAATTTGTAACTAGATAGATAATCTTTAATCTCTGGCGTTATTTGTTGCTTTTGTTTTTCTGCAATAACTTCCTGGTTTCTGTCTGCCTTGAAAGATGACCAAGTGTGTATTTCTATTTCACCAAATGTTTCCCGCTTAGAATGTGAGATTGCATTGTAAACAGATCCACACATTGCGTCTGCCAAGTCCTTAGACTTTTTTCTTGGGTGGTCCACCTTGTTATTTGACACAATACGCAATTCTAGCAGTTCTTCTAGTAGAATTTCAATATGTGGGGCGGCAACTCTTTCTTCATAGAAAAGCATTGCTAAATCTTCGTAGTGCTTCTTAGCAACAGAAAGAGTCTCAGTATTAATACCAACACTCTTTAGATCCCGCTGAATGTCAAATGATTGCCAACGGTCGAATGATACAAGACCAAGATTAAAACCTTCACGACGTAAGTTGATAATCCAATTCTTAACCTCTGATAGATCTACTGGACCTTCTCTACGGGGTTCCCACCATGCTATTGCATCTACAACAACAAAGGGAACAATCTGTGTGTATTCATTAAAGGTTTGAACCTCTACCCATTTTTCTACATGGCTAATTGCAACAGCACACTTGTCATGCTTTTGTGCAAGGTCGGCGTGAACAAAATATGTGGTGTCTGGATTAGGCTTAAAGCTTGGATCAAACCTTCTAAATTGATCTAATGGATTACGAAGAGCTAAAGACTTTTCTATCTTATCTCTAGACTTAAAGAATGCATCAGAAGATACACTAGGCATACAAGCAAAGCGCATCATTGCGTCTGCTGGATCTGTATAAAAGGCTAACTTGAAGTCCTCAATTGTTCTTGTAGGATTTACTTCCCACGTTGGTCTTTTAAGTGCATAAACACCAGGGAACTTGTACGATTCTATTCTGTCCTCTTCCCATTCAATATCAAAAATGTTTCCTGGATCATCTTCTGGCAAAGCAGGATTAAGAACAAAGGTATGCTTTTTAAATTCCGTTTCTTTCTCAGCAACTACATCATCGTATCTCTTAGAAATAAAGTCACCCTTATATCGTGGGAAGGATAGAAGAACTACCTTGCCATAGTCTGGAAAACGTGAGTCAACAGAGCCACGGAATGCTTTGTAGATTGCCTCACCAGTCTTAGCATTCTCATTTCCACTCGTAGACTCCTGAGCAAAGCCTGAAATCTCATCAAGGACGGCAAGTATAAGGTTTAGACCCTCATGGCTCTCGCGTTCTGAGTGACCAGAATAAACAGTAATAGCCTTGTCAAACTCAACATTGTCCATCTTTGCATCATACTTGCCTGCAAACCATGGAGATTTTTCAATCTTATTTTTAAAACCTTTGAAAAAAACGTTCTTTGCTTGTTGAGCATTGACTGCGACGTTGATAATGTCAATGGCATCGCCAGGGGGTTTACCAAAATAAGTAGCAGGATCTTTTAGGCAAAGAAGCTTATAGACAAGATAAGCACAGCCCACAGTAGAAGTGTGATCCTTACCTGATCCTTTGCCAAGTTGCAATATAACTTCTGACTTAGTGTATTTTTTGTAGTGCTCACTACCCTGTTCCTTTCCCATAAATCTTTGTAGATCGCTTTCTTTGTATATCTGACTCATGCATTCTACCAAAACATACTGGTAATGAGAAAGTTCTGGCTGACCAAGAAAATCTGGTGAACGAACAAAGGTTTCTACATCTACTGGTTCTTCCTCAAATGGATTATCATCAAGAGCTTCCATAAAGTCAGAGAAATCAATTGTCAACTATGATCACTCCGTCAGTTGCCTCAGAAAGCTTTGACATAATTTCATTACGAATCTCTGGATGCTTGCTGGCAATGTCTTTCAAAATATTAATAAGTATTTGATGCTTCTCTTCCATGCGAGCAAGTTCTTCTGCTACTTCTTTATTGTCAAGCAAGCCTGCCCTATGGAGCATATCAAGTCTTTTTGCCTCAATGTCGGCAATGAGTTTGATAGATGTGGTTTTTGCATTGAGATTGGCAGACATATCTGCAGACTCAATAACTTCGTAAGCCTTTTTGATAAGGTGTGAATAATGCTGATCTGCTCCCGCCAAAGCCTCCCTTGCTCTGGCATGAATGGCCTCATTATTGGCTGCCATTTTACGCCAATCATTTAGCAATGACATAACACGCTGACGAGGAATGTCTAATTCTTTAGATATTTCTGAAGCATCTGATCCTTTAAGATATTCAGAAGCGACTTTGTTTACCTCGTCAAGATGTTTTACGAGATCGTTTGTTTCCTTTGACACTCTTTCCTCGTTTCTTTGGCATTACCTTCACACGCTCTGGATAGAAGGAACGCATACCACAACCCACTCCCTTTTCTAATTGTACACAATCAATCCAGGATCGGTTTATATCTGGATTAGTGACATACTGTTGGAATCTAAACTTTGTTCCCCAAATGCCCTTAATCTTGATAACATCTCCCTGAGTTACTGTCTTGCCTTCCTCAGTAACAAAGCTTGTTTCACGAACAAAGGGGTCATCAATCTGTATCTTCTTGCGTCGTCCCATCACTACCTCCACTTATCCTCGTTGCCTTTTGGTGGATCAATTTTAGCACAAGATACCCTGCCAAGTCAAGGATTGTGTCATCCCCCTGGAACTCTGACCCTCTTTTTAATCTACTTAGTTTGTCATCTATCTTAATGTCTATTTGTTTTCCAGGGTCCACATCCTTTGCAAAGATGGATATTGGATCAAGTGCGGAATTTCCATAACTAATGTTCTTTTCTAAAAGAAGAGCACATATCTCAAGGCATTGAACTAATATTTCTTTACCCGCTGGAGCCTTTTTACTCATGTCAATTAGCTCACTCATTGCAGCAATAAGATGATCATCTTCTGTCATCGTCTACCCTTTCTTCCCATCTTCAATCCGAACTTGTTTAAGTATAGATAAATTGTTTGTACTGTGCAACCACATTCTGCTGCTATTTCTTCTGGAGTCTTCTTGTCTTGTACATAGCGTTTGTGGAGCCAACTTTTGTTTGTATAAAAATTCTTTTTAGTCAAAAATAGCACCCCATTTATCACTCACATAAGATCCGATTCCAATGGCATCTGCAACATCGTCATCTGTTATCTTTATGTTATAGCGTTTATTTACATAGTCCATAGTCTTTTGTTTTCTTACTTCTCGTTCTTTACCTTTGTACCATGACTTGGACTTGCCTGGATTCTTTTTTACAATGGCTTGCTTTTCTGTGGCACTCAATAGTTTCGTACCTACATAATTTTGCCAAGCCATAGGTGCTACATTTTTAACAACCCTGATTCCTGCAACTTGCGCTGCTGCAATAATTGCGCCTTGCACCAAGGACAACTGCATAGCGGTCTTTGGCGAATTGCTGTAAATAGCCGATTCAAGAACAATAGCGTCTGATCGAATACTCTTGAAAAATGGGATTGCTTTTCTGCAAGCGTCCCCTGCCTTA